GAGTCACTTCCTTCTAGCCCCGTTTCTCAAGCAGTAACCGCTGGTGATAAAGTAACTCTTACCATCTCGGCAGTATCTGGCGCACAATACTACAACGTGTATCGTTCTGGTGTTGGAGGCGCAGCTTCTTCTGCACAATTTATCGGTCGCATCGCTCAAGGCATCTCGAACCCAGTCTTTGTTGACTTGGGCAACCGTAGCCCAGGTTCGGTGACTGGTTTCTTGGTTCAAGGAAACACTATGGGTATTGCACAACTTGCACCTTATAGCAAGTTAAAGCTTGCGGTCAATGATTTGTCTCTTCCTGAGGCACATTTTAGATTTTTGTCCCTTGCCGTGTATCAACCTAGGAAAAACGTGCTTTTGGAAAATATTACTGGACAACTTAGTTCAGGTGTGATTGGCTATTAATAGCTAATTAGTCTCATTATTAGAAAAACTTTAAGCCGGACTGTAAAAAGTTCGGCTTTTTTATTTTCAACGCTTGACTATTTATTACATTCTTGATACTATATAGATATGAAGAATGATGCTGAAGAATTAGTAGAAATCATAGATGGACAAAGACATTTCGATGGCAAACGTTTGTTGCCATCTCAAATGGTATGGCGTTGTACCGTAATTGGCTGTTCTAGCCCTCCTAAGCCGCAACGACGCGGACAATATAAAGATAAATTATTATGCAATGCGTGTGCCAATAGGGTAAAGTCGCAAGATCCTGCTATATTGGAGAGACGCGGTAAGGCTATATCTAAATCTATCAAAGCTTTAGGCGATAAATGGTCCGTAACTGCTACGCAAAATATGGCTATTCAAGATACCCGAGACAAGATATCTGCCTCTATGAAAGAATACATAGCAGAAAATCAAGAAATAGCTCTCAAAGTAAGAAAAGAAACAGCTTTTAAAAACAATGAGGCTTCTGGATTCGGCACTTCAGAATTTGCTGCCAAAATATGGGCTGAGAGCACAATAGAAGAAAGAAAGACAAGAACACAGAAAACGATTGCGGGTGGTTTAGCAGTTGGCAGAAAAGAACATATAGAAATATTACATGCTAGATTTCCTAATTTAAAGTTGCTAGAATTTGGCAGACCAGATAATACCTATGAGTGCGAAAAAGGTCATGTTTTTATCATGAGGGGCAACAATATCCTAAAAAGAGGAAATTGTCCTATTTGTTCTCCTAGAAGCAGATTACAGACAAATTGGTATGAATGGTTTAAAACGTTATGTCCAGATGCTTTGCCAGATAAGAAAGTTCTTTATTTAGATGACACAAAAAATGGCAATAAAGCACTGGAAGTGGACATGTGGTCTCCAGAGAGAAATTTGGGCTTAGAAGTTCATGGACTTTATTATCATACTCAAGAATGGGTTGGAAGCAGTCATTTTAAAAAAGCAAAACTTGCTGATAAACATAGCCTAAGACTTCTGCAATTTTTCGAAGATGAATTAAATGATTCTCCGGAAATTGTAAAATCCATAGTTAAATCGAAATTAGGATTATGCGATAGACGTCTATATGCTAGAAATTGTGAGCTAAAAGCCATATCAGATGACGAATTAAGAATATTTTTAATTGATAACCATTTACAGGGGTATTGTCGATCTTTTATAAAAATGGGCCTATTCTTTAAAGATGAACTAGTATCTGTAATGTCTATAAGGAAAGTATATAAAAAAGACAACATAGCTGAGATAGCACGATTCAGTTCTAAAACGAACACAATGATAGTTGGCGGTTTCAGTAGATTATTGAAGGCTGTATTGACTCAACTAAAAGAATCTGGTTTTGTAAAACTTTTAACTTATGCAGACAGACGCTATAGTCAAGGTGCGATTTATAAAGTAAACGGTTTTACCTTTTCTCATTTGACTGTACCAGACTTATTTTGGTATAAAAAAAGCCAACGATACCCTAGGCAAATTTCTTGGGGCAAAAGTAAAAAACAGATGAACGAAGAAGGCTACGAGATGCTACTTGGCGCTGGGCATTCTCTTTGGACTATGAAAATCATGTGATATACTGTCTCCATGAAGGACTTTATTCACGCAATTTCTGATACTCATAACCAGCATGGCAAACTTATCTTACCAGGTGGCCATATATTGGCTCACGCAGGTGACATGTCTGGTCGCGGCACTCCTGAGGAAATATTACAATTTATCAACTGGTTTGAACAGCAAAACTATATCTATAAGCTATTGATCCCTGGTAATCACGATTGGGATATGGAACGCAATTTTCCATACTGGTTGGACGAATGTTCCAGACGCGGTATAACCCTGCTAAACGACTCTGGAACCGTTATTGATGGTATTAATGTGTGGGGGTCCCCAGTCTCGCCTTGGTTCCATGATTGGGCCTATAATCGCCATAGAGGGGCTCCTATAAGGGCTCATTGGGACCTAATCCCTAAGAATACTGAAGTCATTATAACCCATAGCCCCCCAGCCCATATCTTGGACGATGTTCCTTCCCATAGATGGCAGGCTGAACCTGAATTCACTGGCTGTGAAGACCTATTAGCTAAAATATTGGAAACTGACATAAAATTACATATCTTTGGCCATATCCACGAAAACAGAGGGGTTTTCTACCAAGACAACAGGGCCTTCGTAAATGCTTGCTCGCTAAACCGTATGTATTTTCCCTATGGCCCTAATCCTATACGAATTACAAGACTGCCGGACGCCATCTATGTGGTGGAAGAATAAGAGGCAATCTTAGAGGTGATTTCCTTCATGTCGAAGGTTAAACCGCAAGGAGCTTAAAATGGCAGTACAGACCCCGTCTCTCTCAAATGGAACAATCCGAAGGCTTATCATCGCCTTGGCCGATCAAAAGGCTGGTAACGAAGTTCTAGGTTCTCTAGGACAATTAGGTGGTTTCAGACTTGGCGCTAGCGCAGCTATCGCATCTAGTTCTGGCGATTGTGTCGCAATCCCTGATTCAGGTGGCGCACCTGGAACATATCGCGTTTTGTTTCCTAATGTAAATGCAAATATTCAATCTATCGCTTGGTTTGAAGTACTAGGCTTTACCCCACGTACTCCTACTGGAGTAGAAACTGCAGTTCCGCTTGTTTGTGGATATAATCTAGACACAACTAGGAATCAGTGGTATATCACGGTGCAAATCGTGAGTAATACTACTTATGCAGTTTTGTCGAGTCCTCCCACGGGATTCGTAGTTGGCGTTCGTGCAGCTTTTACGTTTAATCCTACTGCAAACGCACTGTAATTAAAATCTCTCGCGGTCATCTCTCCCATGACCCACTATCATAATAAACGGCCCTGTGGTTCCCACAGGGTCTTTTTATTTGTAATCATCCATAGGTACGGCGCCAGAAACTTCTATGGCCAGATGTTTTCCCATTCTGTGGATAGCACCTTCGAATTCTTCTTTTGTTCCACGATTTTGCAAAATTATATCGAACTCAGCATCGTCTAAATCGCATTCGGATGGGTCCACAGACGGATTGTGATCAAATCTGTCTATACGTACCGTTATAAGAACGTCATCTTCACCCAAGGATTTCCTTAGAGCTGTGATTTCATTCTTATATCGCAAGTCAGAAATTACAAATAGACGTGCTAAAGCAGCTTCTTTTGCAGTTTTTACTGCTTTTTCTACCCAATAATCTGGTGACGCAGTGCGTTTGGTAGATCCTTCTAGGATACAAAGAGCCCTACCGGTCCAGTATAATTGGACAAAATTATTATCATCGCCTATTCCCATAAATCTGGTGCCGCCAACATAGACGGCATGTTCGCACTTCCTGCCATCTTGAGTTCTGAATTCTCTCACCATAAATTCGGTTATCATTTTCGAATAATGATCTTTTGGGTCTACTGGCATAGTCAAAATTGGCGCTTCTTTGTCTACTTGGCTATGTAGCGATTCTATGGCTACACCGAAATCCCTGGCTACGGCTAGCTTTAATGGATCTGCAAAAGCTATCCTTTCAAAGCCGTATTCCCCTATAAGAAGCTCCGCTGCGGTATCTTTGCCAGACTCTTTCCATCCGCTTAATGCCACTATTATCATAGACTTAGCTCTCCTAAATGGTTTAAAACGCAATCTTCATAAAGGATACCATACTTTGGAGAGTAAATCAATGCGTCTTTCCGCTAAACCTATTGTAAACTATACAGATATCAACCATTTCTCCTATGTGAATCAGTGGATTGTGTCTGCCGGTGATCCCAATGTGCTCTATTTTCAATTGGTTGATTTAGATCAAGGTCCAGCCAATGTCATTGGCGGATATACCTTTCTATATGCTCCGCCTTTAAGTGGAAATATAGGCTTGCGCTATATGGCAGGAGTGGGAACTTCCAATCAGCCCGTAACGTTGACTGTAACTTTTCCATCTAATGCTGCTGCTTTGAATACATTCAACAACGATACCAATGGCGGCTTTATTCCTTTTGGAAGTTCGCTTACTTTCCCAGTAGTTGATCCTGCCCAGGTGTTTACAATAACTGCTTTTCAGGCATCTCCTTTAGATGCTTCAATTTGGGCAGTATCTATCAATAGTGTACAAATACCTAATTCTGGCAATGTACAATTTGCATTAACTGAAGGCACTAATACTAGGCGTTTCTTTGTAACAAATATGATCGATGTTCAAATCTCTAACAACGGGAACTGCTAATGTCGAATAGATTAACGGGAGTAAAGCAGTACGGAACTGCTATATATCCAGTACATGCAGCGCAGACTTCTGGACTACTCCAACGTTCCGAACCCATATTAACTCCAGAGCAATTAGTTAGTCGTTTTTTAAAGGGCATTCCTTTAGTTATGCCTAATGGCGATTCTTTTAGTCCAGACGAATTAAAAGACCGCATCTATCTGGCTACTAACTCATCAGAGATACTTTTAGGTACTGTAATTTTTACTGAAATATTCAAAGAAAAACTTCCATTTGATTATGCTCTTTATAAATCTTATATCAATCTGAATGCTACCAAAACTCCGATACAGTCCTTGGCATATTTGGCAATTGTGAGCGCAGATGGCAATAACTTGTTTGAAATCCCTCCAACCTGGATTGAAACCACTAATTTCAGTAAAGGTATAATCAACGTCATCCCATTGTTGGCTGCATATGGTGTAAATCAGGTATCGGGTGCCGTGGGCAATGCTGGTATAGCCTTCTTAACAGTATTAGACGGTTTAAACTGGGTTCCAGCGTACTGGGAGATTGGATATACGGCAGGCCTATCAAATACAGAAGGTCAAGTTCCTAGCTTAGTCAATGAACTAGTAGGCTGCGTGGCTGCCATAGACATCTTAAGCGAGATAGCTCCAAACTTCATATGGACGTCCCAATCCCAATCACAAGACGGTATAAGCCAAGCATCCAGTGGTCCTGGTCCTAGGATATATATGCTTAGGATAGAAGATCTAATGAGAAAAAGAGACGAGATAATTAAAAAACTCAAGGCTATATTTTCTACACGATATTTTGTTAGTAACTTTTAAGGCGGTTCTGTGGGTATAGATCGCGGCATATTGATGGCTATGAAAGATCTTAATAAATCTGGCGAGCCAAAACTAGGTGTGGGTAAAGCTTACAAAGATGGAGCTAGAACACATTGCGATCTATTATTCAAAGTTACCATAAAGGGCGAAAGCAAGCTTGCAGAGGAAATACCTTTGCATATGTCTTTGAAGATATTCAATAATATGAATGAATTTACTAGGGAAGAATTAGACGAAGCTATTAAGAAATTTGACATAAGCGCGCCAGATACATCAGTTGCTGAATTTGAGCCTATTATATTTCATTCAGAAAAAAGTGACGCAGATTACTATATGTTAAAAATACACAATGTGGGAGATAAATATAGTAAGTTTTATCGGTCTTTTGGCGAAAAGGGTGTAACATATGATAAATTCTTCTTACATATAACAATCAATGAAGAATTATACAATAAGATTAAAGAAGAAGGCCTAAAGCCTGACGAAATCGAATTCAGCGAACTAACCTTGGAAAATGGCGCAAATAATACGGCACATGTATTCAAGAAGTCAGAAGATCTTGAAAAAGGCCTAAAACACGCAGCAGTTGCTATGGGCGTAGCGGGATCTCTCATAGGAACTGGCAACATGGGAACTCAACGCCCCGCTACAGCGCCAAAACCTCAGACTCCAAAAGAAGCTTCGATGTACTCCCATAAGAGAATGCTTAATGCCATAGCTCAGGTGGAAAGTTCTGGCGGCAAAATGCAACAGCACAAGCCGACCACCCAGGGTACGGCATATGGCAAATATGCTTTGATGCCAGATACAATAAAAGAAACTATACACATGAATCCTGATCTTAGGGCCAAGTATGCAAAGGGCATGTCCTTAAAAGGGCAAGACCTACAGAACTATATGCAAGACAATCCTGGATTAGAAGATGCCATAGCAGACAGGCATTTGCAGAGATTAGAACATCATTTTGGTCAAAATCCCGATAAAGTTGGCTTTGCTTGGAATCAAGGTATACATGGGACATATCGTGCTAAACCTGATGCGGTGAATCAACATCAATATACTAGAAAAATCAAAGACGCTTGGTCAAAGGTAAAATAATATGCAGGTAACTCCAAATGAGATCGACACAGTAGAAGAAGCAGGTATGCTTGATGGTTCGCCCGTAAAGATGATCCGCACAAAAGGTGGCTTTTGGATATGTGTAGGCAGGCCAAAGGGCAAGATGCGTGAAGAAGCTATTGGTGCCGGAAGCCATCCCGCAATAGTAAAGTACAACATTGAAAAGCAATATCCAAATTTTCAGCCTACTATGATGAAAAGCGAACATTTTAACGACAACACAATCGTCGATAAGCATTCCCATTTCCTTAGTGAAGATCTTAGAAAATCTGGTCACGACATTTATTCTGTGCAAAACGACAATGAGATTAATTTCCACATAACAAAGCATTTTTTACGAGTAGCTTCTGTGGGCAGCGTTCTTAAAAATGGAAGTGTTGAAATGGATCAACTTAAATTCCCAGAAGAATTCGTTAGAGCGATATCAGGCGCAGCGCTGGAAAAAGCATTAGCTTGTGGCGCATCAAAAATAAAAGTAGGTAAATAATATGTGTATCAAAATTATCACACCCGATAATGAAGTAAGTTACGATATGAACCAACCTCTTGAGCCTCAGATTCTGAACGCCAAACAGGTTGTGATTAGCTATGACCCAGAAGATCCTTCCATAGGGAAATTCATGAACGAGATAGAGAGATGCACACTTAGCGGTACTAGCATAGATCTGAATCTGAAAGTTCAACATAATTATCACATTGGTGGAGCCAAACTTAAACAAAAAGCTGAAAAACTTTCAAAAGACCTAGACTTAAATGAAATAATTAAAGCTATGGCTACCTCATACGCTGAGGCCGATAAGAAATTAGAAGAATTGGCAAATTGCCTACACAGAGATGATAATGTCAGATAAAAAACTTCCAGTCGGATCTCAGATAGATGTTATTACGCCGTTTAGTTTTACGGTGCAGGAATCATTCGATCTTAAAAGATTGGATGTATTTTCTACAAGTCTAGGCGTCGAATATATACATTATAAATCCATGCCCAGTCCTATCGGAAAGAAAGATCGTGGAGACTACAGAAGAAGCGACGGTGTAGATACCATAACCTCTAATGGACTTATATATAAATGCGCTGGCAGATTCACTGCCACTATGACAGACAATTCGCATCAGGCAAACCGTGGTGACAGCGGTATCCTAGATTTTTCTGAGGCCCGTCTTGTATTGCCTAGGTTCTATACTGTTCCAGGATCTGTCGGTGATTCAAACGGAGCTAGAATTTATCTTTCTCCCGGAGATCGCATATACGTGGCAGATCCAATGACAGACGTCAGAGTTTCAAATCCACAACAAATGGACTATGAGCCTGGGATAGACAACGTTCCCATGTTTCCTATAGTCTGTCTTGAACTTCCTATAATTGATAGTCGTAACTATGAATACATAGAAAATACAGACTATGCCATCACAGCAGAAGGCAATATACGTTGGCTACCAAATGGTGCGAATCCTGGCATAGACCCGACGACTGGCAAAGGACGCATTTATTCTATCCGGTATCTGTATCGAGCTTATTGGTACATTACGGCATTACCCAAAGAAGTCCGGGTTACAAAAGTCACCACTAATGGGGTCAGAAGTCCAGAGCGTATGCCTTACCATGCTATCGTGGTTCGTGAATTTGTATTTCATAATCAAAATCGTGGCGATAGCCTAAATCAGTTAAAATCTAAAGAACCGGCTAGGGCTGACACAGAGCCTGTTCAATCCATTACCCCTAATAAATATTTCATACCTGTTGACATGTCTACCATACGTAAGGTGGAAGATGGTAGCGATGAAGAACAATCTTAGTATTGTATTAAACCTAGAAAAGTCGAGGACTTATGGCCAAAAATATCAGACAACTAAACGGTTATAGCGTACAAGATCCGTCTATTATCGCTAACTTAGAATATAATCCAATGGCCGGTGCCCAAAAGGTCTCTGAGGTTGGAAGGCGCTTAATACCCTTTTTACAGGCTGCCGGTACATATACGACCAATGTGTCTACGGTTACAACTCTGCCTGTTCTAGGTGTAAATCTTGCAATTTATAACAATTCTGGTTCTTTAGCTAGTATTACCCTAGGTAAGACTAGCGCAGTGGCTAGTTTGGCCCCTGGAGTAACAGATTCTAGTGGTGACGTGGGTGTTCCCTTGACACCCAATTCATGGACCTATTTGGCCTGTGGAATGAATCAATATGTTATATCTAGCGCATCTACGGTCTTGGTATTTATTATAGAAGACACTTCCTACATCAGACAAGAAGTCGCCACTTATCAAGGAAGCTAACCGATGTCTTCCAAGGCAGCGTATTTTCTTAACAAGACTCTGGGAGAGGACTTTGATAGTTCGCTGCAGAAATTTGAGCTTTACAAGCCTGGAACGCGGACGGTAATAGATCATGAAGAATTGCGCACTGCATTACAAATAGTACCTCGTGCTATCATGGCCTTACTCATACGTGAACTTACGCCAATGGGAATAGGCGAATCAAAAGAAATACGATTGCCTGTAGAGAGTGGCGCGACCTTACATGTTACTAAACAAGAGCATGATGTATATACGGGCAAGATAGAACATGATGACAATAACATAGCTACGCGCAGGGCGCCTATGGATATTCTATATCGCTCTATCCCTGGAATTGGTCTAATAGTCATGAGTGCATTTGAACTATATGATGCCGATATGCTGGAAGAAAAGCATCCCCAAGTAAGTGAAGATATGTCTAGTTCAGTACAAAAATTAGTAGATGAGCGCATGGCTCTTCACAATATGGTATCTCAGGTCATAGACAAAAAACTAATGGAAAGAGATGCCGTACAGCAACTCATACTAGCTAAATTAAGCCACGTAGTCTCGGAACCTAAAACTCCACCTGTAGCACCTACAGTTATTACAAATATAGTGAAAATTAAAAATAAAGTAGAATCCGATAAAGGTTCTCCACTTAAAAAGTTTCTTGAAGAAAGAAAAAAAAAGAAAAAACCTAAAGAATTCCATGTTCAGATGTATAAAGGTGAAACTGTAAATTGTCCCGACTGTGGCAATAGCATCTTTGATGGTATAGCATTTTCTGGTTGTGTATGTCTTGGTGATAGTAGAAATGGAAAAGTTTATATAAAAAAAACCGAAGATGGCATAAAAGTCAGATTTGGCCGTGGTTGGGATAAAGAGACCATGGAGGCATTGCTAGAAACATTGTGGAGACGCAATGGAAAATAGTAATTTACTTTTTGTATCTTACGATGCAGATTCTGCAGGACAAAAAATAGGAAGAGCTATTCTATCAGATGATCCGATTAAACTAAAGGATGCTTCAGATAGAATAGTCCTAGGCAATGAATTGTTCGAAAGATGGGCCAATAAATGGGGCGGCAAAAGCTATTCTTCTGGTGGTGACCAGGGGCTGTATGCGGTTCCCATAGAAGCAGTTGGAGAATTAGAACAACTAAGATCTGATTATGCATTTTCTACAGGATTAACCGTTACTGTAGGAGTAGGAAAAAGCCTATCAGAATCAGGTAAGGCCTTGTTGGTAGGAAAGTTTAGAGGAAAAAATACTCTAGTACAATACGACCACTCTGTAGAAGATGAAATTAGCCAAGCACAAAGTAGGATTAGTCAAGGCTCCGGATCTCCTGAAGAGCAAAAACTAGGAGAAGCTTATTTAAAGCCAGAAAAAGAGGAAGTTGTGAACAAGAACGATGAACATTCAAATGATTGTCCTTATTGCAAGGAAACAGAAGAAGAAAGCCCATGTCCCTATTGTGGGGATGCTCCTATCGGAGAAGCTTCATCATTAGATGATTGTCCTTACTGCATGGATGAAGATCACGAAGAAGAATGCCCTTATTGTGCACGAATTGGAGAAGAAGATCCCGGTAGAAGCGAAAATCAAGTAGAACCTACCGATGGACCTACAGTAATTGAACCTACGACTACTTCTAGTGAAAATTACGAAGATAAAGGATTACATGATCCTGCATTACCCAAACCACAGCCTGGCGATCAGGTATTCGGTCTTGGAAGCCCTTCTGTTGCCAATATGGATAACCAGGCAGATACTAATTCTAATAGGAAATTAGATGTAAAAGACGGAGTGCCTGTAATGGAAGACGAAGGCAACGTAACAGATTTGCCTCCAGATGATGAATTCGGAGAATCTCCTCAAGACATTTTGACCCAACTAGACGATGAAGGTTCAGATCCTACCACAGAAGACGCCATGGCAGTCCAAAATATGGACGATGCTGATTTGGCCCCTGGCGATGGTATGCAAGGTAACGTTAGCAGACCTGAAGGTTATTCTAGCAACAGACCCAAAGACATGGGTCTGGGCGAGGAAGAGGAAGGACCAGACCTTAGTGGTGTATTGCAGGAAGGCCTAGACGATCATGCTGAAAGTGCTCAACGTGAGAAGATAGTACAAATGACTTCTGAAGCTTTGGAAGGTTTCAAAGCTTGTAAACAAATTCTGGAAAAAGCTAAAGAGCAAGCCCCACAGCTATATAAATCTTCTATCTCTATGTTAAGAGCTATGATTGAAATGGCAAAAATGCTAGGCCTCAATGAAAATACTGGTGAAACGGCAGAAGAAGTCGTCGGTGAAGGCGAAGTTTCTGGCCAAGAAGAGATGCCAGGACAAGAGATGTCTGAAGATGGCAGAGACGATGCTCATGATTGGGAAAAACCTTTTCCTAAGCATCCAGATCATGGCGGAGAAGATGACGAAGCGGCCCAGGGGGACGCTGAAGAAGACCCAAAGCTTCGAAGCCGATAGGCGTACCTATCGGCAAATTACCCACAAAGCATACTACGGCGCATGTTGCCAGAACGCCATTTCCCGCAGGAGCTATTAATGCTAAAGGTCAGAAAAAGGTCATAGATCCTATTACTGGCAAAACGCGTTGGATAAAAATGACAGAAGGCAAGGTACAAAGCGCTACCGGAGTACCTATTAAGCCGCCAAAGAGATAGAGATGATCAAAATAGAGATAGACGTCGCTGGGATAGCGCAACAATTCAAAGATATGGCCCTAGAAGTTGAACAAGACTTGACTAAGGGCGTAGCCAAATTGGCAGCGATGACTCATGCCAGAATTTTGGAAGATTCTCAACAAGAATTGCATACTTCTAGAAAAAAATACGCACAAGCATTCGATGAAGTGCAAGAAGTATCTCCTGGCGTATTTGCGCTTACCTTGAATCAGTCTGCTTTATGGATAGAAGAAGGTCTTCCAGAAAATTTCGATATGAAGCCAGGTTTACTTAAGAATTCCAAAACATCCGGCAATGGTAAGAAATATAAAGTCATACCATTTGAGCACAGTAAAGCTCCTTCAGAAATGTCTGGGTATGCCCAAAAAGTGGCAAGCAGGATGAAGACGCAGATAGAAAAACGTGGAGTGAAGTTTCATAAGATAGAATTCAATAAAAATGGCAGCCCACGTATGGGCAGGCTACATGAGTTTGATTTTAAGAGCGAAATTCCTGGTAAGGGAAATACGCCCATAATGAAGGGTGTAAATATATTTCAGAGTATGCGCGGAGGCAAAGTTCGCAGAGATGTGATGACATTTAGAACTGTTACAGATGGACCAGGTAGCGAGGGCAAATTCATTCACCCAGGCTTTACTCCTAAGCATTATTTTGAAAAAGCTACCGAATGGGCCGTAAGAGAATGGGAAACCGCAATGTTACCCGAAATACTGAAGAAGTGGTCGTAATATGGCTGGCATATTTCAAGGTGACGCCTTAATAAGAACAGCCATAGAGCTTGGTATGGATGACATGCGTAAGAACCCTTGGTTAATACGTAACGTATTCAGCGATCTAATAAATATCAAATATGTAGCTGATAAATATGGCAAAGCTCAGGTAGATGCAGCTGTCGAGTGGTTCCAAAATAATAACATAGACATCTACATGCGTGACATACGAGATAAAGATCGACTGCCCTGCGTCACTATTGGGGTAGACAATTCTAATGAAAAGCCTGATATGAAGTTCATGGCCGATCAGTCTTCAGAGAGTATAGTATTATTGCCCCAAGAAATAGGCAAACCTATACCCTACATACTTAAACCTTTTATTCCTACGGGCTACGAGCCATCGACGGGTGCTGTATCTATACCTGTTGATTTACCATTACAGTTTGTAACTCCTGGCATGATTTTGGTTAATCCAGATAATGGTCAAGGATTCCCCATACAAAGTATCGAGCCTGAGACTATATTCATTGAGCCTAACTTGATATTCGAAGCTTCTCAATTGGGTGTATTGCCTCATTATAGATTTTACAAAGCTCGCGTTGAGCATACGTTTTTTCAGGAATCCTATGCCATAGGATGCCACGTGCACGGCGAGCCACAGGCAGCAATTTGGCTTCATAGCATAGTGCTTTATTCGTTGCTTAGATATAGAGAGAGCTTATTAGAGGCCAATGGGTTCGCAGAGAGTGTAGTCAGCAATTCGCCATTGGTGCCCAATACCAACTACACGGGTCCTGGCGGGGAAGAAGCCTGGATGAGGAAGATAACCTTAAGTGGACAGGTAGAGAATAGTTGGATTAAATCTCCAAGACGTATCATAGAAAGTGTAACTTTTACTCAGAACCTTGATAAAGAATATGATGGTGGAATTCAGATTCTATCGAACTTGAATTCGCCTCCGTTTGTGGATAAAACTCAAAATGTTTGGTATACGACACAAGATAAAAATGAAAACCCCTCAGATGACGACGACGAATAGGTAACTTATGCCACCATACAGATCAGATTCCCAGAGACGATGGGCTCACACTGAAGCAGGCAAAAAAGCATTGGGCGGGGAAGCTGCTGTCCACGAATGGGATGAAGCTACGAAAGGCAAGAAGTTACCCGAAAAGGTAAGTAAGGCCGAAACCCCTCCCAAAGTTAAAATGCCCGCTCCGCCTAAAACTAGTGTTCCTTCTGTAAAAATGCCAAAAGCTAAGAGCATGCCTGATGCATTTGACAAACCCTCTAAGTTCTTTAAATCTGAGGATTTTCAAAGCGTTAAGCATCCAAGTGTGCAGAAACTAAAGGCTTTTTTAGAGAATACCAGGGCTAAGCGCCAATCTTAGAGAAGAATAACGAGGTCTAAACATGGCTTTTGAAAAACGATATACGGCCAAAGAGGCTGCCTTAGCTGTCCTTAAAAAGACTGAAGAATTGCTGAGATTCTCTAGGCTAGCAAAAGCAGAAAATCCTGATGAAAAACAGGACGCTAAGCTTGGCGAAGAAGTAGAACATCTTTGCGAAGATCACATGATAGAAAATAAGGCCGCTGAGAAAAAAGAAGGCCATAAATTAGTACAAAAATCAGAGTGCATGAAATGTAATTTGGTTAAGCCAACTCCAGCTAGCGGTCAAGGTGACACCCTTAGACTCGACGCTAAAGATAGAGAATGGCAGATGGATAAATCAGAATTTGCCGACCTTACTGGCGATTTTGCAGAATTAGAAGAAATGTTTAAAGCCGAACGCGAAGGCGGGGTTGACGTGGGTTCCAAGAAACTTGGATATAAACCTTCGAAACTAGGCGCAGAAGAAAAGCAAGCTGAACCTTCAGATAAGGCTTTTCAAGTAGAAGGCAAAGAACACAAAAGTTCGGATGACTCTAGAATGGGCCATACGAATGACCCTGATAAAGACCCTAAAGAAGGCGCAGAAGGCAACAACGCGGAGCCTGGATCGAAGCCTGGAGTAGAGTCCCACCCAGGTCAGGACGCACATCCTATCAGTGAGACTAAAGGCCATTTAAAATTGGCAAAGTTCATAGGGAGGATGGAACACAAAAGAAGTTTGCGCAATCCTGGAATGGACAAAGCTGAAGGATTAGAAAAAGCCGATACTCTATCTGCAAAACGCGGAGAAGTTAGTCCAGGTGGACATGTAAGATCGGCACAAAGAGCCTTTACGCATGCTAAAAATCCGAATGCATCGAGTCCTAAAATTGAGCGCGAAATGGGAAGAGAAAGTATGGCAGCCGCTAAGAAAGGGCATGCTAAAAAATTAGAGGGAATAAAATCTCAGCCCAAACCAAAGTTACCGAGATAAGTATGGCCAAAGAAAAAACTTCACCAAAAGAAATGACGCTAGAGCAGGCTAAAGCCTATCGGGCTTCTTTATATAAGCCTTCTGTAAAAGTTTTGAGTGAAAAAGAAAAAAGAGAGAGTTTTAAATTGTTTTGGGCAACTGAAAAGTCTAAATATGGAAAAGGAAAAGCCTTAGAAGAAGTTCTATGGATTTATCTAAAAACTATTAAGCAAGATGACCCAGGAAAATTTGAAAAAGGCCTCGCCCATTTTGGGCTTAAAAAGATTAAGTAATGATTATATATAAAATTACCAATTTGGTTAACAATAAAATATACGTAGGTCAGACTGTAAGTTCTATAGGAACGCGTATATCTCAGCATTTTCATCAGTCTATAAAAAAGAATGGTGATGGATTATTGGGGAAAGCCATAAGAAAACATGGTAGGAAAAATTTTATAATTGAACAGATAGATTTAGCCTCCTCTTTGGATGAATTGAATAAAAAAGAAATTTACTGGATAAAAGAACTAGACTCTCATGTAAAAAATGGAGGCTACAATTTAGCTTTTGGCGGTAATAGTAGGGCTGGTTGGAAAGAAAATCCGATCAAAACTCAATCTAGGATCTCCAAAATATACAAACCCATTGTTTGCATAGAAACTGGGGAAATTTTTCCTTCCATAAAATCGGCAGCAGAAAGATTAGGAGTTACTCCTGGTTTTTTAACTAATGTAATCAAAGGCAGAAAGCCTTCTGCTAAAGGTTTGCATTTTAAATATGAAAATAAGCTTAATAAGGAGACTCTATGTCTTTGCGTTTAACAACTCCCTTTATTTCGACCAACATCCCGGGCGCGTATCCGAACGTAAATGTTATCAGCCAACCAGTAGGCCTGGGTTCCACTGGCATTATCGCCATTTTCGGTGAAGCTGCTGGCGGTGCTAACTATGAGAATACGGTATTAGCAAATAACGTATATACGGCTGACCAACTGCAAAAGGTCCAAAATCTATACACAAGCGGACCAATTGTAGACGCTTTCTCGGCCTTGGCTGCTCCGTCCAACGACAAAGGCATTACTGGCACAGCGAGTCAAATTTATATCATCAAAACTAACGCTAGCGTTAAAGCTTCTGCTTTACTGGCCGCAAACACCGCTTCTCCCAGCACTTACGGAACTTTAGAAGATCTGAACTGGGGAGTTCTTGGTAATCAATACCAATATCAAGTGGTTTCGACCGCTGCTGAAGTTGCACCTACCATTACTAGCAATACTTTCACATTGGCAACTGCTTATGGAGCAAGTTTTAGCGTTCGCCTAGATGGCGGCGCTTCTATGGTTGCCACTGTTGGTTCTGGGCCCTACACTTCTGGAGCGGCTTTGGCTGCTTCCATTACTGGCTTGCCAAGTGGCGTAACGGCTACCGGTTCGCCTACGGTTGGCTCTACAGGCACTATTACTCTTACGGTTAGTCCAGATGCAGATGCTTACAGCGAAGGCTGGGGCAAAGCTTTGGAATTGATCGATTCAACTCCTGGCGATTTGGCTGCTATGGGTCTAGCACCTAGTTTGATAGTTTCTTCACAGGAACCCTCGATTGAATTAGAAGTTATCCGAGTTAGCACTAATACAAATCAAACCCTGAACGCTTCGGCTTCTGTGGCTTTGACCGTAGGCTATCAAGGAACTACTGCAACAATGACAATTGCAAGCGGAATGCTGACTACTACGGTAACTGGTGGATCTGGTGCAAACCTATCTATCGCTCTATCGCAGTATTCTACGATAGGAACATTGGCTACTTATATTTCGGCTCAGCCTGGATATTCTGCTACTGCCCTTACTTCGGCACAATCGTTGCCTCCTTCTGCTTTAGATGCAGTATCGGCAATCGGAATTGCGTCCACGGGCGCTGGAGATCAGCCTGGTCGCGTAAAAGATGGAGCATATAACTTTCAAACAGCTATGTCTACCTCTACAGCATTAGAATTTGTGCCTTTGGCTACTTCAGGATTGCCTGCTACCATGGCATTGCCGTCATATTTGACTGGTGGAGCTTTGGGAGCTACTTTAGCTGCCGATATCATTAACGTATTGAACCAATTAGCTGGAATCCAAGTGAACATAATCGTTCCTTTATTTTCAGAAAATGCTTCAGAAGACATACTTAGAGGTCTCACTGATCCTGGTTCGACATATACCATTGCTGCCGTAAATCTTTTAACTAAAAATCACTGTATTCAGTACAGCACTCCTGCACTGAAAAGAAACCGTATCTGCGTTCTTTCTTACTGGGATAATACTTCGAATACCTATGTTAACGCTAAGGCGGCTTCACAAGGTCTCGGAAATTTCCGATGTAACCTATGTCCTCAAGAATCTACGGATGTTAACTCGCAGGGAGTTATTACAACTTTCTTACCATGGTATACGGCATGTATCGCTGCTGGTATGCAGGCTGGTGGATTTTACAAATCTATTACCAACAAGCTGGCTAATGTCACAAGCATTACTGATCCGGACGGTTTTGATAGTGGAAGCCCTGGCGATGTAGAAGATGCATTGTCTGCTGGTCTCATGATTTTGACCAACAATGCGGCTGGTCCTTTGTGGGTTAGCGATCAAACTACATACGGATTCGATGCAAACTTTGTATACAACAGTATGCAAGCGGTTTATGACTCGGATATCGTTGCGTTAGATATCGCTGCAAGTTTTCAAGCCGAGTTCGTGGGCCAATCATTGGCCGATGTAGATGCGGCTACGGCACTTAGTTTCTTAGCACAAAAAATGGACACTTATAAGAAATCCAAGTTGATCGCTTCTAGCGATGACGCTCCTTTGGGATGGAAGAATGCAAGTGTACAAATTAACGGACCCGTTATGACTGTGGCAGTGGAGATCAAGCTGGCAACGGCTATCTACTTCATTCCTATCAGCATCAACATTTCACAGGTCTCAACGTCGGCTTAATTGCAAGGAGTTTTTAAATGGCTACAAAAGTATTAACAGGCGCGCGGGCCAAAGTTTACGTGAACAACCAGTTGGTTGGAATTTATGAAACTGCGACGTATAATGTAAATATCGGGACCGAACCGATCCATATCCTAGGCCGGTACAGTCCAGATGAAATCACACCTACTTCCTATGAGGCTGTAACCATCTCATGTTCTGGTTTCAGAATTGTAGGAGCGGGACCCCACACGGGAAGTCCTAGTGCTAATAATTCGGGAGTAGGTGAAGCCGCCACGGCTGGTCCAGCAGTACCTATGCTGCAAGATCTATTAAATTTAGATCCAGTAACTTTGGCTATAGTTGATCGCCAAACTGGCGTAACAATTTTGACAGCAATCGGATGCGTACCGAACTCGTACTCGGGAAATCACAATGCAAGGGCCACAAGTCGTGTTACCATAAACTATACAGGCTTGCGTATCAGTGATGAGAGCGGCGCACAAGACGAAGGAAACGGCGCAGTCAATCTTCCATAATCTATAGCTTGTATCATTTTAAAACAACGGGCCGCTATTTTATAGCGGCTTTTTTATTTTTGTAGTATAATTAGTGTATGGCTGATGAGAAAAAATGCAATAGATGCAAACGGACAAAACACACGGAGGAATTCTGGAAAGAAGCCAGCAATGGAATAAAATTATCTGGCTGGTGTAAATTGTGTCATAAAGAATACAATCAAACTCCAGAACGCAAGGCCATTCATGAAAAAAGAAATAATTCAAAAGAACGAAAAGAATATAATAAAAAATATAGAAATAACCCAGAAAATAAAGCTAGACGCAACAAAAGAGATGTAGAAAAAAGAAAAGCAAATGTTTTGTTGGCATTGGCTGGCAATTTAAGAAGTAGAACTAGTATAGCTCTAAGGCACACTAGGTTCAACAAAAATTCTAAATTTAAAGAATACATAGGATGTTCCTTAGAAGATTTGAAAAAACATTTAGAAATACAATTTACGGAAGGCATGTCATGGAAAAATTACGGGCACGGCGATGGGAATTGGACTATAGATCATTACATACCTTTGTGTTCTGCTAAAACATCAGAAGAATTATTTAAACTTTGTCATTTTTCGAATCTTAGACCTATGTGGTATATCCCTAACCTACAAAAGGGTAGAAAAATCCTATAGCCCTTAGCTGTGCCAATCTTCATATAAAGTCTTCATAAAGAGGGTCTAATGTCAACGCCTCCTGCATTTCAGGTAACCGCAGCTTCTACTGCCGCTCAAGTAGCATTGGTAGATGCAGCCAATGCTTTATTCATAAAAAATGCCGATTTAGCCATAGCAGATAAGAACAGTCAGGGACTTTATCTGGTCAGACTATCTCTATATGAACATGTAAGTCTACAGTATATCGTGACCTATTACCAAAACTTCGGTTACGTTGTGGGCGCTCCTTTGCCTTCTACAATAGGCAATCAGCCCTCAGATCTTTTTGGCTCATTTTGGCTCGATTATTGGCAAAATACCACATTCTTTTTTGCTATCTACGGATTTGGCCAACCTACTGAAATCTTTATCTCTTGGGCTCCTCTTACTCTACCATTCCCTCCAAATAATAGCAATCTTAGTGAGGTCTAGAAGGGTCTAGACATTTCAGGATTGGTATATGGCTGTCGAGAAGAATTGGCTTGCTGTTA